TCTGGATGGTTTGGAGAAAGTAAGGAAATGATTAGAGAAATTGAGAACTTTCTAACAGACGAAGAATGCGATTACCTAGAAAATTTTGCACGAAACAATAAAATATGGGATGTTACAGAATCTCATTATAATGAAAATGGAACAATTATTTATGACCATAGACCTTGGGAAAATAGAGTAGCAACACTTAATACTTTGATGAAAGCTGATCAAAAAGTTGTTGATATGCTAAGAGAAATTATTCAAAGACTAAAGCCAATCATAGATGAATTTTTTGAAGTAGATGCTGAGCCAACAAACCCAGCAATTGTAAGATGGCCTGTTGGCACATTTCAATTTCCACATGCTGATAAAGAATTACACGAGGGCCCAGACGCAGGAACAGAAAATGATTTCCCTTGGTATGATTTAGGAACAATATTTTATTTAAATGATGACTATACTGGAGGAGAGCTACATTTCCCTAGACAAGAAGTTGCATTTAAGCCAAAGCGTAAAGCAGTTTATTTCTTCCCTGGAGATAAATATTTTATTCATGGGGTGGACAAAGTTTTGTCTGGAACCAGATATACTTCCCCTTGGTTTTGGACAATTAGAGAGCTGAAAGGTGAGAGAAGACATGTCAGCTGGTAATATTGAAGCATTAAATCAAAAGTATCCAGGATTAAAAGTTTGGAAAGATGATTGCTTTACTATTGAAAATTTTGTTACAGAAGATGAAGCAAAAAGAATAATTCAATATTTAGAGTATTTAGTTGAAGTAGGTAGACTGCAATGGAATCAAATATCTTTTTATGATTCTTATGCAATGGGATTCTGGGACTCAGATCCAATGCTAAAAGAATTTGGTTTTGAAGAAGATTATTTCCAAAGACTAAAAGCTAAAATTAAAAAAGCAGGAGAAGATTTATTTGGAATTAAATGGGCAGAGATTAGTTATCATGCTCAAAAATGGATTCCTGGTGCATTTGCAGACTTCCACTCAGATAATACTGATTTAGAGGGTAACCCTACTGCTTTTGAAAGAAGCAGATATGCAGCATTTATGTATTTAAATGATAATTTTGAGGGTGGACTTTTGAACTATAGAGATTATGATATTTCTATAAAGCCTAAAACAGGACTGATAGCTATTTTTGCTGGTGGGTTTGGAAACGAGCATGAAGTTACAACTGTTAAAAATGAACAAAGATACACTATTGGATCGTTTTGGGACGATGCTGCAAACGAATATACAGATGAACAAAGAGAACGTTGGGCCGCAGAACTTGCAGAGACAAGAAAAGAACAAGATGGTCAATATAAAGAATGGGCTAAAAATAAAGAAGCTGGCAATGCCCCAATTTATTATGGCAAAGGAGAAAAACAATGACAGAAGAAAACCAACAGTTAAATGAATCGCAACACAATCCTGGTGCAGGCCTAAATGTAGATCCAACTAGTAGCCTAACCAAATTTTCAGATAAAATACTTTACTATAAGAATGCTCTGCCAGACATTTACAATTTAGTAAAAGATTTAGATGCTTATCAAGAACAATATAATAGTTCTTCTTCATGGATTGCTCCTTGGGAAGATTGGCTGTCTAATAATGACTCAACCGATATTTATGGAGAGCAAAGAACTGGCTATTTTAGTGGACCAAAAGGTTCTTCAGATAACATATTGCATGAATATTCTGAGTATGACGCAAAATCTAAATCTATTTCTGTTTCAGTAAAAGAAGCTTTGGACAGTTTAGTATTGGATTATGCAAAAAATACAGATACTGTAAACTATGGATATCTACCAAATACTTATTTTATTAGAAAGTATAGACCAGAAAAGGGAATGGGTGAGCATTTTGACAAGTACCCAGATGGTTCAAATGAAACAACACTTTCAGCTGTAATCTATGTTAATGACGACTATAATGATGGACAAATCGAGTTTCCAGAATATGAGCTTTCTATTAAGCCAGAAGCAGGAAGCATATTATTTTTCCCATCAGGTCCAGACTATCTACACATAGCAAGACCAGCAGGACTTGGCGCAAGAAGACTTATTATTCCAATATTCTGGTACGCTAACCAGGAATAAAATGTCATATCAGCTAAAGGTTATTAAAGATAACCCAATTGGATTTTGGATGCTCGAAGAGTCATCTGGAACAGTTGCGTCTGATAAATCTGGCTGTGGTAATAATGGAACATATGTTGGAGGCATTATTTCAAACATGCTTCCCATAGTTCCAGGAGGAGTTTCTGGTAATAAAATAACTAATACTTCGTATATAACACTACCAGTTACAAAAAATTATTACGGGCTATTGTCTTACTCAGCTTTAGCTAATAAAAATGTTTCAGAAAAAGCATTTACGTTAGAAGTTTGGATAGCGCCAGATATATCTAGCTCTGGTGCTATTCCGTTGCTTGCGGATAGCACAAATTTTATAGGATTATATTGGGACAATACTGGAAATATAGTATTCTCAGTCTCTTCTAATGAAAGAGTATCTTATCCAGTTCCTTATAGCAAAAAATCATTACATATTGTTGGAGTTTACACTGGCACATCTATATCTTTGTATTTAGACAGTATTCTTGTTGCTACAAAAAATTTATATAATTTTAAATTTACAAACTCTACAAGCTCTTTCTGGATTGGTCCAACATCAAACCCGTCAGATTCATTTATAGTAGATGCCCCAGCAATATACAGATATGCTTTAAGTTCAACATCAATCAGAAGACATTTTGTTGAAGGAAGTATTTCTAAAGATCCTATACAAATAGCTTTTCCAGATGAAGGCGTATTATTTAGTCTTAATGATATGAAAATTAAACCACAAATGATTTATACCTATCCCAAAAATCGTAGTTGGTCAGAGATTGCAGATGGAACAACAACATATTATGATCCAATAAATAACTATATTACTTTTTACGATATTGATTTAACTGGAGCAAAATCATACACTTATACTGATTCATTTTCCGTTCCAACAGAAATCGGATTAATTTCTTCTAAAATTGAATGGCGAAATGATTATGGTATAACAGTTAGAACTAGTGTAGACGGAACTAATTGGATATCATGTACAAATGGAGATGCAATTCCTCAATATAAAAAAGGATCATTTAGCACATCTGGAATGTTGTATGTAGAAATAACTATGTCTACTCCTGATATAACAAAATTTAATCCAAGACTATTATTTTTTACAATAAGCTTCTTTTCAGACAAAGATTACTATGCAGATAATTTTGGAGACAAGATATCCTCAACTTCAGAATATACTCTTGGATCCATTAACTACCCAGTACTGTCTAGAAATTATTCTAATGGCATAAGGTCTGTAAATCCTTTTACCCTAAATACAACGTCTAATATTAAATCAATAGAGATGTTTTATACCCCAAATGGAACAGGTGCTTTTGGACTAGTATCAGCGACTGGAACGGGGTATTCGTGGAACGGATCAGGAGCTATATCTAAATTAAATATAGACAAGATATATGTAAATGGAATAGATAGGACCTCTGCCACAAATATAAGCTCTTGGCTCACAGATGGACAACCCCATCATATTGTTATAGTATTCGCAAACTCAGTTACTACATCTATTAATTTTAATAATGGTTCTGCTACTGGGCATCTTTATAACAATATAACTACGTATACAAAGGAGCTAACCCAGGCCATAGTAACCCAACACTATAATTTATATGTAGGAAAACCATCTACAACTGCCCAAGAGCCAACCATCACACTGACAGAATTGGTCCCTAAATATTATAATAATGACTGGGTGGTAATTCAAACAGTATAATTTGTCAACGGTCTTGACAAAATCTGGACATATACTATAAAGAATGGTAAAATATAATCCTATGAACATTAATAAATTGAGCCAGTCAGTTGTAGAAGAGACGACCTTAGGGATCTATGTCTGGGAAATGCCAGACGGTAGATGGATTGGCGATGACGATGGAAACTTTTTATCGGTAACCTCTAAAAAGGGTAACAAGGTCAAGATAGATGCCTTAGCCAGAGAAGTTAGATCGTATGGAATATATGAGGGCAAGCCAAAATTTTTGGCAGGTCGTAGAAAAATTGATGACGAAGAATTTGCTCATCAAAAACAAAGATTAGAATGGGGCCTAGTTCCAGATCCTTATGATATTGGAAACTACAAGGACGAAATAAAAGCCATGAAAGGCGGAAGACAATAATGAATTTTATTGAAGACGAAGAAGATTCAGTTCACGTAACAACAGCAGCAGATTTATCAAGATTTGCCAATGTATCGATTGAAAAAACAACAGATGAGTTTAAGCTAGAAGGCGAAGATCTTAAAAAGATTCATGGCTTAGGACCAGCATTTAAGCGTAAAATGACTAGAGATCTTCAAAAAAGATTTGTTGGTCTTGACGGTGCACAAACTCAACAAAATCTTTTAGCACAAGCAATTACTGGATATGCCCTTTTTGATTTAATTGAGCCTCCATTTAATTTAGATTATTTGTCTAAAGTATATGAAATATCTCCATACAACTACGCAGCAATAAATGCCAAAGTAGCAAATATTGTTGGCTTAGGATATGATTTTGTTGAAACAAGAAAAGCAAAAGAAGCATTGGACAATATTGATGATCAAAAACAATTAGACCGTGCTCGTCGTAAATTAAATAAATTAAGACAAGAACTTGATTCTTGGCTTGAAGATTGTAATGAAGAAGAAACATTTATTGAAACTTTAATTAAAGCATACACAGATGTTGAAGCAACAGGAAATGGATACATAGAAATTAGCAGAACAACATCTGGCAAAATTGGGTATATAGGACACATTCCATCAAAGACAATGCGTGTACGTAGACTTCGTGATGGGTTTGTTCAATTGCTATATGGCAAAGCAGTCTTTTTCCGTAATTTTGGAGATACAGAAACTCCTAATCCAATTGCAGGACAAGAAGATCGCCCAAATGAAATTATTCATTTAAAGAAATATACCCCAACAAATAACTATTATGGTATCCCAGACATTGTTGCAGCGGTTAATGCTATGGCTGGAAATGAGTTTGCTGGAAAATATAACCTAGACTATTTTGAGAATAAGGCGGTTCCAAGATATATCGTTACTGTTAAGGGTGCAAAGCTTTCAGCAGAATCAGAAAGAAAGCTTCTTGAATTTTTCCAGGTTGGACTAAAAGGAAAAAATCATAGATCTCTATATATTCCCTTGCCAGCAGATAGCCCAGACTCTAAGGTTGAATTTAAAATGGAGCCAGTTGAAGCAGACGCTCAAGATTCATCCTTTAATAATTATCGTAAAATGAATAGAGATGAAATATTGTTGGCCCATAGAACTCCAATTAGCAAAATTGGTTTGCCAGAAGGAGTAAATCTATCATCAGCAAGAGATTCAGATAAAATGTTTAAGGAGCAGGTCTGCAGGCCAGCTCAAGATATTTTAGAAAGAAAATTAAATAAATTAATTTCTGAAATGACTGATGCCCTATATCTTAAATTAAATGAACTAACATTAACAGACGAAGATACCCAATCAAAGATCGATGAAAGATATTTGAGAATGCAGGTTATTACTCCTAATGAGGTTAGAATTAGAAAGGGTATGGTCCCTATTGATGGGGGAGACGAAGTAGTTAAATTAAAGCCTGAGCAGGCAGCAGAACAAAGAGCACAGGCAGGTAATACTAGAACCAGAACTCAAGAGCGGGCTTCAAATTCACCAGATATTTCTGGGGAGGCTAGAAATCCAAAAGGTGAGGGTAGAGTAACTGCTTAATTATTAGGCAACTAGTTATTTGCGTTTAGATAGATAGAAAGATAAAATTGAGCATATGAATATTGAAAAATCATACTGGTCTTCCAATGGCGACGCCATTAGTTTATCCGTACCTTTTACTAAAGTCAACCGTGAAAAGAGAACGGTGTCTGGCTTTGCAACACTTGACAATATTGATCAAACAGGCGATCTTGTAACAGCAGAAGCTTCTCTTAAGGCATTTGAAAATTTCCGTGGAAACATTCGTGAAATGCATGGATCTAATGCTGTTGGTAAGATGGTATCCTTTAAACCAGAAACGTATTATGATCCAAAGAGTGGAGAATTTTATAGTGGTGTATATGTAGATGCATATATTTCAAAAGGCGCACAAGATACATGGGAAAAAATTCTTGATGGTACTCTTTCTGGATTTTCAATTGGCGGAAAAATTATTGAACAAGAAAACGAAGTAAATAAGTCTACGGGACAAACAGTAAGATTTATTAAAGAATATGCTCTTATGGAGCTATCTGTAGTTGATTCTCCAGCAAATGAACTTTGTAATATTTTGTCTATTCAAAAAATGAATGGTCAACTTATGTTTAAGGGAATTGCAGCAGAAACTAAATTGGAAAATATTTTTTATTGTGAAGAAAGCGATTCTGTTTTTATGTCAACAGAATCTTCTTTTGTTTCACCAGTTAGCGGTAAAGATGCAGAATTAATCGGTTGGGTAGAATCAAACGATGTTAATAAAGCAAAAGAAATAGATAAGATTCTTGCTTCATTTAAGAAGTCAAGATTGACGTTGCCTGATACAACAATTGCAAAACAGGCAAACGCAGAAGGAGGTAATGAAGTGTCAGAAAACACAGAAGCAGTTGCAGTAGTTGAAGAGACTCCTGTAGCAGTAGAAGAAACACCAGTTGCTGAAGCTCCAGCTGCAGAAGCAGCACCAGCAGAAGCACCTGCAGACGCTCCTGCCGAAACTCTGGAAAAAGCAGCCGACGTATCAGAAGTTGAGGTTGATGAACCTGATTTTGCAAAGATGCTTGGCGAACTTAAGGAGTTTTTCGCAGATACTCTTAACAAGACAGTAAAGGCTAATGAGACAGAAATTGCATCAGTAAAAGATTCAGTTGCAAGTCTTGCAAAGTCTTTAGAGGAAAAAGTTACAGAGTTAACAATACAGAATGCTGATCTCTCAAAGACATTGGCAGATGCGCTAAATGGCGTAGAAAAGCGCATTGAGGCAGTCGAATCTGAGACTGCAATTAAGAAGTCCTCTGACCTCGGCGGGTCACAGGAAGTAGCAATACAAAAATCAAAGTGGAACGGTTCTTTCCTCGGTTCCGTATCAGACTTAATTCGATAATACAAAGGTAGGTGAAAATAAATGAGCAATGAAACATTAGAAAAGACCATTGCAGCAGGTACAACTGCTACAGGTACATTCGCTTCCGCAACAGGCGGAACTGGCGTACACCGTGCTTCCGAAAACGGAAATGGTGGTCTTCTAAATCCAGAGCAGTCAGCTCGCTTCTTGGACTATATGTTCGACGCAACCGTAATTGGTAAAGTTGCACGTACAGTACGCATGAGAGCAGACACTACTGAGATTGATCGTATGTCAGTTGGTGAGAAACTGATGAAGATTGCTACTGAAGGTGACGACACAAACAGCGCAAATTCAGGAGTAACTTTCTCAAAGATTTCTCTAACAACAAAGAAGCTCCGTCTTGATTGGGAACTCTCAACAGAGTCCCTAGAAGACAACATCGAGGGTGCAGATCTTGAAGATCATATTGCACGTTTGATGGCAACACAGGCAGGTAATGATATTGAAGATGTTGTTCTCAATGGAGACACAGCACTTTCTTCAGACCAGCTTTACAAAGCATTTGATGGTGTAGTTAAGAAGTCAAAGGCTAATGGACACGTAGTTGACGCAGCAGGTGCTAACGTATCTCGTGCAGTATTCAATTCAGCATTGAAGGCACTTCCACGTAAGTACAAGCAACGTCGTACTGATCTTCGTTTCCTTTCAGGAAGCAATTTGATCCAGGACTACTTGTATTCAACAAGCCAAAATATTCAGAACGTAAACCCACAAGATATTGCATCAAGCATTATCCGTGGAGAAGTTGCACCACTTGGTGGTCCAGCAGGTTACGTAGCACCATATGCATTTGGTATTCCAATTGTTGAAGTTCCTCTATTGAAGGAAACTCAGACAGGTGATTACTCAGGTGCAGCAGGATCTCACGGAGATATCCACTTGACATTCCCAAATAACGTAGTTATTGGTATCAAGCGTGATGTAACTGTTTACAGATTCTTCTGGCCAAAGAAGGACTCAATCGAGTACACAATGTTTACTCGTGTAGGCGTTCAGATTGAACAAGCAGATGCTTGGGTAGTCGTAAAGAACGTTAAGGTCGCTTCTTAATTAGGATTAAATTCCGCAAGAATAGCCCCCAGAGCAATTTGGGGGCTGTTCATTTAAATATATCAATGCTATAATTGATGTACCTATTATCAAAGGAGTATATATGTCATTCGAGACATTAAAAGTATCGGAACTAAGAAAAATAGCAGAAGATTTTGCTGTAGAGACAGATGGCCTTAAGAATAAGGCAGATATAATTGCAGCCCTCGCAGAAGAAGGCGTAACTTGGTCAGTATACAGTAAGACCATTCAAAAAATTGAAGATGAGAAAGAAGATGCTCCAGAAGTTCTTCCAAAGTTTGATCCAAAGGCGAAGCAGGCGGAAGGATCAGTATTAGTCAGAATGACTAGGGCAAACTTTAGATATGATATTTTGGGATATACCTTTACAAAGGATCACCCATTTGTAGCAATGTCAGAAAAAGATGCACAACATATTTTTGACAGCCAAGAAGGATTCAGATTAGCTAACCCAACGGAAGTACAAGAATTTTATAGCTAATATGTAGGAGGAGAAATGGCAGAGGTTCTAGTTGGAACTAATTCACCAGTAAGTCATCAAGTCTATTGGCAAGGAGAAGTTGTAGATGCAGATTCTGCTCCTACTGTCAAAGTATATGACATTACTGAAGATCCTGCCATATCCCCACCTATTGATCCTGAAACTCTTTTAACAACAATTACATCTATCAAAGATGAAACAAATATTGGAGTATACAATGTATATCTCCCGTTGTCCTACACCAACAGACCTAGAAAATTAAGATTGTTGTGGCAGTACCAAGTTTCTATGAACAATGTTTCAAAAGACCATGTTGTATTTATTACCCAACCATATACAGATTTATCACAAGCTTCAATATCTTTAGGAATAAGTACAGATCCATCTGATCCAATGTATAAAAGCTTTAAAGAATTACAAGCTGCAGAAAGATATGCAAGGAAAAAGATAGACGTACATTGCGGACAAAAATTCTATCTGTATGATGATTCGTTTACAGTTTATGGAAATGATTCTGATACTTTATTGCTTCCACAAAAATTAAATGATTTGCATGAAATTTATGCAAATGATTTGTTAATGTATGATAAATTTGCTCCACTTAATAATTTTGGATATCAAATAGATGTTACAGTTAGTGGATTTGGCTTAAAATTAAACAGAGCGGCCATGCTCGATAATATTACATATACAGCAAACGGAATGGTTCCTCCGTCTATTCATGATTACACTGGTGTATTTAGACAACCAGACCAATATAAAATACAAGGAAAGTTTGGCTGGGCAGATGTTCCAGACGAAGTAGAACTAGCCTGTATTGAATTGATGAAAGATTATTTTTCCCAAGATAAAACTTGGAGACACAAGTACTTAAAGAATATCCAAACATTTGATTGGCAGTTTGAATATAACTCAGAAGTTTATTCTGGTACTGGTAATGCTTACGCAGATCAATTGTTGGCTGACTATGTCTTAAACCAGGCGGTAATCATTTAATGAATGATCTAGTAGAAGCTGTACTCAGCATGAAAGCAGACGTCTATAGACAGTCTGAAACACAAGACCCAGACACAGGCGAAATTGTTCGCTCTTGGATGTATTACAAAACAGTCAATTGTCACGCCAAAGGAGTTATCAGCAATTCCGCTACAACTCGTTCAAGCGACAAACAAGTTTTTGCTACTAAATATCTTAACGATCAAGTAATTCAAGTTCGTACACAAGAGCGTTTAATTAATAGAGAAAAAATAACAAATATTCGTGATGCTGCAGGCAATGTTATTTGGAGAGAAGCAAATTATCCAAATGAGACTCCAACAGTATTTGAGGTTATTGGAACAACGCCAATAACAGATCCATTTGGTCAATCAATTGGGTATAGCACTTCTATGAAGAGATCGGAGAATCAGCAAATTGGGCTCTAGCGAAATGCTTGTTGCAGCTGCCAGCGGTCTCGAAGGATTGATGGTTGGCAATAGAGATAATCCTATAATGAAGGATAGTACTGTTGCACAAATTTCAGCTTTTGTTTATTATCAAACACATGTCCTTGCTAAATTAGAAAGCAGCAAAGAATTTCAAAATTTATTTGGTAAAACAATATTTCAGCAAATTGAAAAAGATTTTCCTTTATTTATAGATTCACAGGCTAGAACAAAACCAAAATCTTTTCACCATGTTTATGAATGGGGGAAAGCTGGTAACTCTCAAGCACGTCTTTTTAAATTAAATAAATTAACACAAGACGGATTATCATTTAAATTAGATTATGAATTTTTACCATCAATAACAAATGTTCCAAATAGATCCAGCAGGCGCAGATATAAATTTGAGGATAAAGCTTCTGTGATGGAAGCTGGAATGCCCGTAATAATCTCTCCTAAGGCCGCAGAGCGCCTAGTATTTAAGATTGATGGTGAAACAGTCTTTATGCCTAAAGGGGCTTCTGTGACCGTCCAGAGGCCTGGAGGATCGGCTGTTAAAAACCAATTTAGACTTGCTTATAGTAGATGGTTTAGTAGTGATCTTGTTAATTTATCTATTAAAAGATCTGGGTTTCAAAGAATATTTAATTCATCATTAACTCGTGCATTATCTCTTCCATCAGACATTAAAAAAGTTAGATATTCATTTAGTAGAAATACAATTCGTGCTCAGGCAGATATGGCATTAAAACAATCATTTGGAGGCGCATTATGACAGTTAATTATAAACTAGATGCCTCTTATGAGATTCGTAAATATTTATGGGATCAATTTTTAACCATAGGGATATTTGAAGAAGAAGATTACTGGTCAGACAATTTGGGTGAGACAACTGTTCCTATAATCCCAGTACAGCAATCTGCTGAAATGGATCAATTTTTAAGTGGCAAAAAGCATATAGTTTATGACAAAATAGGTATGTCATATGAAGACAACTGGATGATATGCTGTGAACAAATTGCCTTTACTCTATATGCTACAAATGTGGCAGAAATTGGAGAGATGAGAAACTTCATCCTAGACCTCTTCAGAAGAATGGATGATTCAGCAAGAGATGTTAATGCCTTTATAGGGGTAAATAATAAGTTTAAGTTCCATAGTATATTTGTAGCAGAGATATCTCCAACAGAGCCATCTCAGGAGCTTAAGGGATTTTTCTCGGCTGACGTGATTATTGAGGCCAAATATTCCCGCCAAGTTGACGGTAGAGGGCGCTTTTTATAGTTTGCCTTAGGACCCAAAATACCATAGAATTAGACAAAGAGGAAAGAGCCTAGCCAGCTTGTTTTTTTTATAACGTTATAAAATTTCACAGGAGGTGGAAATAAATGGCATTAGATGCAAGAAATATTCTCGTAGGTGCTTCTCCACTGTATCTTTCAAAGAAGGATTCAACAGATAACACTTACGCAGCAGTATTGCCAGAAGGTTCAAATGTAACCGCTGGTACATCTGTTCTTAATGATAATAAGACAGATCTAAGAAATGCAACTTTATCTGCAGCATATCGTAACGTTGGTTATACAAACAATGGTCTTCAGATCACATATAACCCAACATTCGATTCAGTAACAGTAGACCAGCTTCTTGATACAGCAAAACTGTTCAAGTCAGCTATGGAGGTTATGATCGCAACAGAAATGTCCGAAGGTACACTAGAAAACGTTCTAGCAGTATTTGGACAGGCAAGCGATGGAACATCAACAATTGATGCTGATAACACTCTAACAACTTACGATGCAACAGCAAAGAAGCAAGAACTTGGTTTGTCAGCAGGTGCTCTTGGTGTTCAACCAACAGAGCGTCAGCTAATCGCAGTTGGTCAAGCACCAACAGCTCTTGGAACATTTGATGGTTCTTCAACCGCAAATACCAAGTCAGAGCGTGTATATTATGCACGTCGTGTTCTTTCGGTCCAACAGTCACAATTCTCATTGGCCCGTAATACACCAACCACATTTCCAGTAACCTTCCGTCTTCTCCCAGATGCACAATATGCAGGAGCAGAGTACGGTAAGATTATTGACCGTGTCCTTAGCTAATAATTAAGGATTTTGGAAAGCCCCCCTCAAATAGGGGGGTTTTCTGTTTGTGTTAATAAAATGCTTTTGTTATAATGATTTAGACCTATCCTAGAGGAGGATAAAATTGGCAACAACAGTATATAATGTAGAAGAGATCGAACTACAAAATGGGGCTAAAGCAAAACTAAAGCCACTATCAATTTTTGATCTTCGTGAATTCATGAAAGCTATGTCTAAAGCATCAGACGTACAAACAGAAGATGAAACAATTACAGTTCTTATAGATGCATGTGCAGTAGCATTACGTTCACAGCTACCAGAATTAGTAGCAGATAGAGAAGCACTAGAAAAAGCATTGGATGTTCCAACAATCAATCGCATACTTGAAGTGTGTGGAGGGATTAAGATGGACGACCCAAACCTACTAGCGGCAGCGGTTCTGGCTGGTCAGAACTAGATTTAGCCGCTTTAGAAGGAGAAGTATTTCTCCTAGGACATTGGAAGAATTACCAGGAGTTAGAAGAAAATCTTTCAATGCCAGAGTTGATTCAAACTTTGAAAGCAATGCATAAAAAGGAAGGCGATAGCCGAAAGTTTATGGCTTCAATGCAAGGAGTGAATTTAACTGAAGAAAATACAGAAGGGCCTAGTTTCGAAGACATCAGAAGACGAGCATTAGGAATTAATGCAGCAGCAGATGATGTCGTTTCATTACAAGGATCGCTTGCTACGCAAGCAGGATTTGGAATTGGAGCAGGGTTAGGCTACTCACAGGAGTAATAAATGGCAGAAGAACAAGTCCGAACTAGAATAGTAGCCAATGCGGATTTCTCAAATCTTATAGCAGATGTGCATAAGGTTACTGCGTCGCTTGCAAGGATGCAGGAGCAATTAGCACAATCTAACAAGATGTTTGCAAATCAGGTTGCTGCTATGAACAGAGGCTTTGCAGACACTCTACGAAGCACAGGACAATTTTCTACACAATTTGTTAGCCTTCAATCAGATGTTCAAAAGTTTGGCCAACAGCTTGATAAAGGCCAGATCAAGCTGGGCCAATACTATAGAGTATTACAAAATCATACCAAGACTCAAGGCGGATTAATTAGAGACCTTGCTAAACAGCAAGTAGCATTACAAAATGCAGTATTGCAACCGTTAGGCAGAAATGCTGAAGGAATAATGCAATACAACGTTCACATCCCTAGAGGATTGAATGAGACAAAGAATAAAACTGCATTAGCAAGACAAGAGTTGCAAATCATGAACAAGGTTATGCAACAGGGTGCAGGGCAGTTAATTAACTGGGGTAAAAATACTCAGTGGGCTGGTCGTCAATTAACAGTAGGATTAACAGTTCCAATTGCTGCATTTGGTAAAGCAGCAGCAGATGCATTTAGAGTAGCTGACCAAGAACTTACTAGATTAACTAAGGTATATGGTGACACAGCAGGATCAACTGCACAAGAACTTGAAAGAATTAGAAGAGATGTTGGTGCTACTGCTAAAAGATTAGCTACAGAACTTGGCGCTACATATAACGAAACAATATCATTGGCTGCTGATATTGCAGCTACTGGTAAAACTGGCGAAGAGTTGCTTAGATCAACTGAAGAAGCAACCCGTCTTGCTATACTTGGTGAAGTAGATAGACAAGAAGCAATGAAGGCTACTCTTGCAATTCAATCAGCATTTAAATCAAATACCGAAGAACTTTCTCAATCTATTGACTTCTTAAACGCAGTTGAAAACCAAACATCAACAAGCCTTGCAGATCTTGTAGAAGCAATTCCAAAAGCAGGACCAGTAGTTAAAGGTCTTGGAGGTTCTGTAAAAGATCTTGCTCTTTATTTAACTGCTATGCGTGAAGGCGGAATTAATGCATCAGAAGGTGCAAATGCATTAAAGTCTGGTTTGGCATCTTTAATTAACCCTACAGACAAAGCAGTAGAAAAGTTTAAAACAATGGGAATTGACATTCTCTCTATTGTAAATAATAATGCTGGCAATGTCACAGCAACCCTATTAGAATTACAGGCTGCGCTTGACACTCTAGACCCATTACAAAAACAACAGGCAATTGAACAATTGTTTGGTAAATTCCAATTTTCAAGAATGAATGCTTTGTTTGAAAATCTTGGAAAGCAGGGCAGCCAAACATTACAGGTATTAGACCTTATGAAAGCAAGTACAGATGAACTTGGTGCCGTGGCAGATCGAGAATTAAAAGCAGTTACTGAATCTGCTTCTGGTAGATACAGAAGAGCCGTCGAGGGATTAAAAGCAGAACTTTCTGAAATTGGAGAATCATTCTTAAAGATTAATACAACATTAATTAATGTAATTGCAAAGGTTGTAGATTTTGTTACTAATTTACCAAAGCCAATTAAAACTGTCCTAGCATTTGTTGGCGGACTAACAGCATTAGCTGGTCCACTTATTATGCTTACTGGTGTACTTGCTAACTTTTTTGGATATATTATAAAAGGAGCATTTCACCTTAAATCTTTATTTAAAGGTGGAGAAGGATGGAAATATTTAACTCCAGAAATGCTTGCTGCCGAACGAGCAGGAAGTTTAGTAGAAAAAACATTTTATGATGATGCCAAAGCAGCATCTATTTTACAACTAGCCTTAAGAAACCTTATTGATGAATTTACTATATTAGAAACAAAAGCAAAAACTGGAGCAATGTCAGTTGCGCCAGCAGTTAATACAATAACAAATCAAGCAGTTTCTGCTGCAATGGCCTCACGAGTTGTTAATCCACAGCACCCATTAGTTGGAGCGCCTTACAGCAGAGCGTCTTCACACATGAATCCTCGTGGAGGAATGACAGAAGATCAAAGAATGGCTCAAACAATATTTGGAATGGTTCCTGGTTCTGGTCCTGTAAATCAAAAGATTGGCCAGAATCCACAAATTTATATGAACGCTCCATTGCCAAATGTTCCTGGACTAACTACAATTAATGGAGTATCTACTGGCGTAGTTGCAGGAGAAGCAGCAAAATGGCATGCAATGATGGCAACACTTGGCATGCAATCAAAAGCAGAAATTGAAAATTTAAGAAGAACAATTATTGCAACTGGTACATTAACTAAAGATTTTATGTCTACATTTGATGACATTCTTCCAGCAGTAAAGGCCATCACAGATAATGCAGCAGCTCAGTCAGCACAAATTGTTGCACAATTAAGAGCAGGTAAACTTACAGTAGAACAAGCAAGAAATGAAATTATAGCTCTTAATGCACAAACAGAAGCAATGATGGCATCTACAGTCTCTGCTCAAGCTTCTGCAATGGGTAGAGTAATTAATCCAACAATGGTTCCTACATTAAATCAACCAGTAGTTGACCCTACTGGAAGATCTAATATGCGTGAGTTATTTAAAAAGAGTAAAACAAAAGATTTTATTGATAGAGTAGCACGAGTTCTTGGCGTAAGAACCTCAGGCGCAGGATATAATATTGAAACAACAATTCCTAAGAGACTTAATTTAGGCAACATTGTTCCAGGAACAGGCAATCAAGATACTGTTCCAGCAATGCTTACTCCTGGAGAATTTGTTGTAAACAAAGAAGCAACAGCAAGAAACCTTCCATTATTACAAGCAATTAACGGAAGCACAAGAGAAGCTGGCCCTTCAAACATGCTTGGCGGATTTATGGCAGCAAGAGCAGCTAATGCAATTCTTGGTGCATTTGGAGTAGCAAGTAGATCAACAAAATCTGCAAGACTTGTAGGCAATTGGGGAATGTTAATGCCTAAGAGAATTAATGATCAACTTGCAATGAAGCGTGGTTCAAAGGGAGCATCTGGTCTCGAACTTAAGATGCTATTAAATGATCCAGATAGATTGATTGATTTAGAAAGATTCCTTGCATTTAGAGGAGTTAAAGGTGCAGACATCGCAGCAGCAAAACGAAGAGTTGCATCAAGAATTTCTCAAAGAATAAATTCTAATTCTGTTTATGACGATAAGGCATTTGGAAGATTATCATTTTCTGCAATAGATGAAGAAATTATGGCAATGGAACGCATGTATCCAGGCTTAAGATTAGCTTATCAAAAAGATAGAATGATGCCTGGAAGACGTGATACTGCAAGTTCTAATCCAACCAAACATGGTCCAAGTCCAACCGCTATCAACGTTCCAGGCTGGCGTGGCAGTAGTTATGGTTCTGGCAAAAACGGTGAAGTTTGGGGACACTTCTCAGATGATGCTTTTGATGCAAATATTGCTTCATTAGGTGGAGCATTAGGATTTAATAAGGGCGGTATGGTACCAGGAGTTCAATACTTTAATAATGGTACTGATGAGCCTGTCGGATTTAAAGCTGGATTCCAAAGAGGACGTGCAGGCGGAGGCGGCCAAATGGGTGGCTTTGGAATGATGGGAGCTGGTTTTGGACTACAGATGGGATCTCAATTTGTAGGCGGAACAGCTGGGTCAGCAATGATGACTGCTGGAACTGTAATGCAATTAATGCCATTGCTACAAGGAATAACCTCAATGGGAGGAAAGCTTAAAGGATTAACTGGGCTTGCACAAACATTTGGTAGAGTTGCAGGAACAGCATTTAGAATAGCAGGAACTGCTGTTAGATTTTTAACTGGTCCAATTGGTATTGCTACAGTTGCTTTGACTGCCCTGGTTATGGGAGTTAGAAAGTATCAAAAAGAACAAGCAGAAGCTCGTAGAGAAGCACAACTATTAAATGGTATGACAATAAAGGGTGCAAAAGAAGCTGGCATTGCTTATAAGAGTATTTCAGATAAGATTAAAGATGTTAATGAACAAATTAGGTTATCTAGAGAACAAGGAATGCTTGGCTTTGAAGCAACTACAAATGCTGGAATTCCTGGTCTTACATTAACAATTAAAGAATTAAAAGAATTAAAGAAAACAGCTAAAGAAACAATGCCAGAGCTTTTGGCAACATTTAATAAGATAGATGCAACTAAAGTTGGCGATCTTGCAGCTAACCTAAAAGCTCAATTTGTTGCTGCTGGTATGAGCGTTGAAGAAGCAACAAATAAAATTTATGCTTTAATTGCAGCGTCAGAAAAATCAGGTCAAGCATTTGCCGCTATTTCTGGAAAAGCATTTATGCAAATTAAAGACAAATCTACAGCAGCAGCTTTTGCCGTAGAACTGCTTTCAGATAACTTAGATGAAATAAATACTGGGGTATCAGACTTAGATGCAGAAGCTTTAGCTGGAAGCTTTGAGTCTGTTATTTCTAGTATTGATTCTGCAGTACAAGGGCTTGCTGGAACTAAAGATGAGACTGGAAAAGTAATTACTGAAACACAAGCATTACAAATGCAGTTTGAGAAATTAAATGAAAAGGGTCTTTTAAGAACTGAAATTGGTAAACAAGCTCTTGATCAACTTAAAAAAACAAGGCCAGAGCTTGCTGCTATATTAAAGAGTAGTGATTCAATTGGTGGAATGTATGCTAAGTGGAGAATTTTATTATCTGGAGTATATGTTGATTTAAAGAATATAACTTCAGAACAAGCAATAGGGTTAGCTGCATATCAACAAGCATTGGATATGGCAGGAGACCAAATAGCAACTGGAGAGGTAACGTCTAAAGTTTTGGCTGATTCTGTTAAAGGATCTAAAGATCTTGGTGAAAAGATTACTGAAAATACAGGGAAAATAAAAGCTTATAATAATGCTGCTATTGGTTTAAGTAGACAACAAATTAAAGCAATTAATGATCAAATTGCTGCAATTAAAAAACAAGCAGACGCTAAAAAGAGAGCAATGCAAGATGCGCTAGATGCTGAAAATACTGAATTAGAGTTAATGCAATTAAAGCGTGATGCTCAAGATGCTCTTGCTCGTGGCGATAGAGATGCCTATGCTGATATTCAACTACGAATACAGCAACTTACTAAAGAAGCTCAAACAAAAGCTGCTATTAGAAAAATAGAAGAAAATGAACAAAAGGCTATTGATGAAAAACAAAAAATTCTTGACGCAGATGCAGAAAAGAAGGCAAGAGCAGATGAAAATATTGGTGGATTAGGCAGGAAAACAGAATCAGCAGCTGAAACAAAAGCTGCCGTAGATAAGCTTAATGAAACAATTCTTAAGCTTGCAGGAGAAAGAGTTCAGGCTCTTAAAATTAAAGATGCTGAAAAAAGAGAAAAAGCATTAAATACAATTGAAGGAAAGTTTAGTACTCAATTCCTAGATGTTCTTGAAAAGTCTTCTGATGCAGTTCAAAATTATTTTAAAGATTTTGTTGATGTAAAAACAGATAAAGCATATAGAAAAACAATAACCGACGTACCTGGAGTTGGAACATTTACTAGTGGAGGCATGGCAAACTCTGCATTTGCTCAATTAGCAACAGAGCTCGGAAAACAAGGTGAAGTTAATTTCCAAGGATTTGCTGACTCAATTAAGGGTGGCGCAACTCTTGGAATGATTTATAAGGTTTTGGGCGGAAAGCCAGCAAGCAATACAAGAGAATTAAATATGGCAGATGTTAAATCTGCAATTATATCTAATCAAGGCAAGAATTCTGGATATCTTAAAGATTATACTAGAGACGACGGATCGCTAGAAGCAGGAGTAAGAACTGCAATTATTGAAAAGTATGGTTTTAAAGAAGGGGATTCTTTTGAATTTGAAAATATTATTTACAACGTAAAGAAAAAACCTTGGTATAACGGTGGAGGATTACAAGCAGTTAAAAGAGCTGGCGGAGGTCGAGTAGTACCTGGCGTAGCTTATACAGTTAATGACGGTATGAAGACAGAGGGTATTAGATTTGATAGACCTGGTACAGTATTTCCAAATATCAATACAATGCCTAGGTTTGATGTTCAAAGCAATTCATTAATGCCATCATCAGGATCAATAGTCAATTCACAAAATAATAATACATATACAATTAATATAGAACTAAATGGCACAAACGTATCTCCAAATGATATAATCAGAAGGATGAAAGAAGAAATGTCATTAATACAAGCAAGGGAGGGAACAGCGAGAAGTTTAGGTTCGCTGTCAAATAATTACTAATGCCTACAGTACATATGCCTAGAGGCTCAATTCTTTTGATAGAAGCAAAAGATTTATTGGCTACCCCTGCTGGTACAATTAAAATTTGGAATAAAATAACAGAACATAATAGATCAGAATTTTCTATGGATATAGAAAGAATTGAAAAAACAATAAGAACCTCAAATGGATCTTTAAGAAAAAATCATATAGCCGATAAAAGAAAATTTTCTGTAAATTGGAATATGCTTCCTTCCTACAGGACATTAACCGTAGATGGAGCATGGGGAGCTGAGGATTTAAGATCATTTTATTTGTCAGAGGATGGCAAAACATCTTTTAACATAAGAATTAATTTAGCTAAAGCTGGAGCAGATCAAACATCTTCTGGATACGAATCTGCTACTGTAGTAATTAGCAATTGTTCTTTTACTGTAGTTAAAAGAGGCTTGCAGCCATTCTGGAATGTTTCTTTGCAAATGGATGAGGTATAATGGTTGCAATATCAACAAATGCTAAAAATGTACTAGAGCAAAATGTAAGCATTAGTACAAGACTTGGCTGCACCATAGAATATAACATGAACCAGCTTGTAGACAATATTACTATTACTGGAAACGAATACACGGCCCCAGACGGAACCAAGCCATTTAAAAAATTATTCCCTGTAGACACTATCGTTAAACCATTTAGACCAGCGGGAGCAGGAATTAAGTATGCAATAGTGGGAGACATTCCAGCCAATTCATATAGAGATCCAAAGTCTACAACATACAGTATAGACTACAGAACATATTACCCAGGCCCAGACACATACTATAAGTACTTTATTAGTCCTAGAAGTTCTGGCGTAGACATTATAATGAATTATCCTAAAACAATTTATGCAAATAAAATTGTTGTTAAGTTTGAAATTTCTCATGCTATCCCACCAACATGGACAATTAGTGCAAGTG